TACTTTGGTATTAATGGAGAAGATCGTTTTGCAACTGCAAAGAAGCAGTTAGAAGTAGTAACACAGAAGGCAGTCGAGCTAGAGCTTTGGGAAGGCGTAGCATCAATTGCTGAAACAAATGGGAACGACTTTTTAAGAAAAACAGGAGCAGCTACAGTAGTAAATACTGGTGCTTTGGCTCCAGCAACAGCACTTATGCTGTTAGAACAAGCGATTTCTTCATCACCAGCAGGAACAAACGGAGTCATCCATATGACTCGTGATGTTGCGTCGATCTTAGGATCACGTCTCATCTACTCCCCAGCTGATGGAGGAAAAACAGGTAAAGCAATGACACGCTTAGGTACAGAAGTAGTCATTGGTTCTGGTTACACAGGTGCTGGTCGTCTAGAAGACGCCAACACCACTGCATCTGCTTCAAATAAGTGGATGTTTGCAACTGGACCTGTTGATGTACATCTAAGCAAAATTGAGATTGTAAATGAAAACCTTGGTCAAGGTGCAACTGTAAGCACAAACACTAATGACTTAACAGTCAAAGCAGTTCGTGCAGCAGCGGTATACTTTGATCCAAGCATTTTCTACACAATTCGTCTAGCACTACCAACAACCTAGTAAGAAATAAACAAAGGAGAACACTGGAATGGCCACTCAGGACTTTGCGGCTAGCGTCCAAGGTGTGGCGATCCGAGTCACCAGACTGGACGCCGCTGGAAATCTGCTCAATGGGGCAGGAGACAGCTACACAACCTCGGCGTTCCTCCGCACATCTTTCACCCCAGAATATGAAGAGGGTGACGAAATCGTTGAGAAGTCAGCAGACGGCACAGTATGCGTGTCATACAAAGCCCCTGACACACTTAAGCGAATCACAATGGAACTCGCAATTTGCGAACCAGATACAGAACTTTCACAACTAATCTCGGGCGGTTTGTTGCTTCGTAAGAACTTCGGTTCTTTCGCATCACCAAACAATAAGTCAGTCGGTTGGGCCGCACCATCAGTTGGCGATGATCCTTCAGGCAACGGCGTTGCTCTTGAAGTATGGTCATTTGCTGTTGCAGATGGTCGTCGTGCTTCAAGTAACCCATACTTCCACTGGGTATTCCCATACGCAAAGCTTCGCCAAAGCGGAGACCGTGTAATTGAAAACGGAATGCTCGCAACCACATTTCTAACATCAAATGTTGCAACCCTAACAACAGGTTCAGCACACGGATTCGAGACAGGACAAAGCGTGACAGTAAGTGGCGTAGATGCAACATTTAACGGAACTTACACAATCACAGCTACACCTACACCAACATCATTCCGTTATGCAAAGCCAGACACTGGAGATGTAACATCTGCAGCTGTTAGCCCAGCAGGATCAGTATTGCGTAACCGTGGATACCTTGCAGTGACAGACTTTGCTTCACAAGGATCAACTTCTGCATACAACGTTCCAGGTAACGAAGAGTACAACGCAGATCTTCCAATCGACTTTATCATTGCGTCGACTGAGGATCCAACCGCTTAATTCCATAAGAAGGGCGGGCATGAGCCGATGTTTACACTACGGTCTTGTGCCCGCCTTACTTACTTAGAGACGAGGTGATTTCATGAGCAACCTATGGGTTACACCAGAAGAGTTAGACATCCCTTCGTCTGATTATGCTTATGAAGCTTGTAAGACAGCTTCTTACCTTCTTTGGGCCATGTCTGGTCGTAAATATAGTGGAATTACAACTGTTACAGAGCGTTATGTTTCTTCATACGATCCATACCTAAGATCAGGTGGATCAAGTCTTACTTACACACCAGTACTTGTAGACGGCAATGTTGTAAATATTGCTTCTGGTGGTTTTAATCGTTATGCAGATGATGATTTTCAGGGTGATGGAACATCTGCCAATTCTCGTGTTCGACTTCGTGGTCGTAAAGTGGTTAAGATTCACACTCTTCGTGATCTTGACGGAAATATTATTGACCCAAGTAAGTATTATTTATCGGATCATTCTACAATTTTAGGTGTGCCAGGAGCTGGATGGTCTCCTTCTCAAGTAGAAGTAACTTATACATACGGTACTCAGCCGCCAACAGCTGGTCGTGCTGCAGCAAGGCTTCTTGCTTCCGAACTAGTAAAGCTTTATGAGGGTGATGACACTTGTGCCCTCCCTCAAAGAGTAACATCGGTATCTCGCCAAGGTGTCTCTTATACAATACTTGATAATCAAGATTTTATTGACGAACTTAAAACTGGTCTTTATGCAGTAGATCTTTTCTTAAAAACTGCCAATCCAGATAAAGCTCGTGCTCGTGCTCGTGTATTTAGCCCAGATCAACCTCGTGCTCGTCGCATAACTGGTGCGTCTCCACTATACCCATTGAGTGCATTTGATATTTATATTACAGCTGATGGTGCGTCTAACCTCTATTATTTCTCTGAAATAAACGGAGACTTCTTAGATTCAGATAACAACTGGACTATTCAAATTGATTTCTCAGATATAAATAATAATAAAACAGTAGAAATACCTACTGCTGCTGTAATCGATAGAGCAGAGAATACAGTTAGATTTAGCTGCACATATAAACAAGCTTTAGATGTAATAGGCCCTCGTGATCCAGGTATTTTAGATATGTATGCTGTAAGACCAAGTCTTGCAAATCCAGCTGTAGATGAAGTGGTTCATTTGTTGTCAAGCAACATTATCACTCATCTCGGCGAAAGAACTATTCCAATATATACTGTGTAGTTATAAAGACAAGAGACAAGAGGACAAATGGGCTTAGAAGTAAATCCAGCAACGGTATCGCCCGATGCTAAAAACTTAGCTAATCTTTTACAGGGTGTACTAGATGCAGTTATAGCAACATACACATCTTACACAATGCCTTTGCCTAGTCGTAGATATTGGACTTTAGGAACTCCTGCAGTCGACTGCGAGCAGGTTGTAGTGACAATGTTGCAAATGTATATTGGATCGCCTGGAGACGAAGCAACAACTCCTCGCCGTTGTAATGACCCTAGATCTGCAACTCTTTTAGTTCAAGTTTCTCGTGAAGTGCCTACTGTAGGACAAAACGGTAGGGCACCTTCTGCTGATTCAATTCAAGATGGATCTGAGATATCTGCATATGACGCATGGATTTTGTTAGATAGCGCTAGACAATTAGATCAATGGGATCCAGCAAATTTTGGTATGGGCGTTATTGCAACAGTAGAAACGTGGCGGTACCATAATGGCTAAAGTCAAAATTTATGATGGAGTTTTAGATAATCTACTCAATGATCCTAACGGGGAAGTTGGAAGATTTCTAAAAGGTAAAGGTAGAGAAATTCTTACTGTAGCTAGGGCACTAGTTGGAGTAAGAACTGGAAGACTTAGAAACTCTCTCCATATGAGACATATGAGAGATCTAAGAGCACAATATATCTGGGTAGGTTCTACTTTAGATTATGCGTTAGCGCATCACGAAGGCACAGCCCCTAGGACTATCGTTCCAAAAAGTGGAAAGATGCTTAGGTTTGCCTCTCGTGGAAGGATTGTTTATACCCATGCGGTAGAACATCCAGGCACTAAAGCAAATAAATATCTAAGTAACGCTTTAAGAGCCAAGATATAATTAAACCAACGACAGATAAGGAAAACTGATGACAACACGATTTAAAGATTTTGGTTCAGGAGAGAATGTAAACTCTGAACCAATTTCATTCAAACTTCATGGAGAAGATTTTGAGTGTGTAAAAAATCTCCAAGGAAGTGTAATTCTTAATATTGCAGCTAAGGCTGGTAGTGGAGACAGCACAGACGCCGCTGAGACTGTAAGAGATATTTTCTCTAAAGCTCTAACAAAAGAGAGCTATGCAAGATTCAGCGCATTAATTGAAGACTCAGAAAAGATTGTAACCGTTGAAACACTCGGAGCAATCACTGCTTGGCTAGTAGAACAGTATTCAGGCCGCCCTACGTCGGGGCCAGAGCAATCGCTGAGTGGGCAGTAGAACTCTGGCCTTATTTGAATGGAAAAGCACTAGTGAGCGGATTAAAATTAGCTGATATGGGTATGTCAGACATGCTTGATGTCTTGCATTACTACATGGAAGAAGATTTTAAAGTTGACTCTGCAGAACAAGCAGAGGCTCGTGATAAAGCTAGAGCTATTCTATACAAACTCATCTACAGTAGAGAGTACAAGCTTGGACAAGTTAAAGAATATTCAAAACCTACAGCTTCTGGTTTTGAAGACCCTATTGTCCCTGTGGATCCTTTAAAGGAGCCCACAAAGTCCTATTTCCCACCAACGGACTTCAATCCAAATTCAACCAACCCATTCGGAGAAAAATTAGATTCTCCGCTTGAGCACTAGGAGGTGACGGCATGGCAGTTGTAGGCGAGGCATCGATAATTGTTCGTGCCGTTACCACTGGTGTAAAAAATGATATCCAAAGATCATTTGATGGTACTGACAGAATAGGAGAGCGTGCTGGTGCAGATGCTGGCGCTGGTTTTAGTAGAGGGTTTCAAAGAGGAAGCGGTGATGTAGCTTCTTTATTTGGTAAATCTCTATCTCAAGCCGATGTTGATAGATTCACTGCAGCAAGAGAAAAGTTTTTATCTTTAGCTAGAGCTGGTTATGTCCTTGCTGCTGCTTTAACTGGTCTTGGCGGAATTATTGGATCTGTAGTAGGAGGTTTAGGTGCTTTAGTTGCTATAGCAGCGGGAGCTACTCCTTCTTTACTAGCTTTATCTGGTGCATTTTTAGCAGTGGCAGCTTCCGCTGCAGTACTTAGAGCAGCATTTGGTGGAGTAACTGAGGCTATACAAGCTGGAGCAAAAGTTGGACAAAATGCTGCAGCTCAAGCTGCACAAATTAAAGCAGCTACAGATAGAGCAAATGATGCTTTATATAATTACAATGAAACTTTAAGAAATAATGCTAAAAGAAAAGCAGAAGCTGTAGAAGCTGAATCCGATGCAGCTCAGGCGACTGCAGATGCTGCAATTGCTGTTGAAAGAGCTGAAAGAAGTTATAGAAATGCAGTTAAAGGTACTGAAAAAGCTCTAGAAGACGTCACAAAAGCTCGTGAAGATGCTAAAGAAGCAATTCAACAACTTCGCTTCGAACTTGAAGGTGGGGTTATTTCGGAAAAGAAAGCACGCCTTGAGTTTGAAAAAGCTCGTGACTCTTTACAGCGTGTACAAGATCTTCCACCTAATTCCCGTGCTCGACGTGAGGCTGAGCTTGCATTTGCCGAAGCAGATCTTAATTTGCGTAAAGCAATTGACAAAAATAACGATCTTCGTAAAGCAAATTCAAAAGCAAATCGTGAAGGCGTAGACGGAAATGAAAGAGTTATTGCTGCTCAAGAGCGTCTTGTACAAGCTCAGCAGACTGAAGCAGATTCTTTAATAGACGCTGAAAGATCAGTAATCTCTTATAGAGAAGCTGTAGAAGAATTAACTGCCGCCAGAGAAAGATTAAAGAAAGGCGGAGAAATAGATAGGGAAAACGCTAGAGCATTAGAGTTAGCAGCTAGAGAACTTAAAGATGCTACAGCTGCATTAGAACAAGCACAAAAACCTTCAGGGATTGATGATTTTACAGCTGCTTTAGAAAAACTTTCTCCAGCTGCACAAGATTTTGTAAAATACATTCTTAGCCTCAAAGAAGCTTTTGAAGAGCTTCGTAAAAAACTTCAAGAAGCATTTTTTCCTAAATTCACAGAAGCAGTAAAACTTCTTGTAGAGACATATTTACCTCTTCTAGAAGAGGATCTCATAAGTATTGCTGCAAAACTTGGAGAGCTTTCTTTATTATTTGCAGAAGCATTTACTACTCCTAAGAAGATAGAAGAAATTAAAACAATCTTCGAATCTTTTACCCCAATCATTGACGCCCTAGGTAAAGCACTCATTGCTTTAGCATCTGCGTTTGTAACTCTTCAAGCAGCCTTTTCACCATACGCGATTGAGTTTGCTCAGTTTATTCAGAAAAAAGCAGAAGCTATTCAAAAAACTATAGAATTAGCGGAAGCAACAGGGGAACTTAATAAGATATTTAAAGACTCTACAGATATAGTCCGTGGGCTAGGAGAAGCTTTTGGAAATACTTTTGGAGCTTTAGGAACTATTATTTTAGCTGCTATCGGTCCTGGAAGTGCTGGAGAGTATTTTGTTACTTGGCTTAAAGAAGTTACTGCCAACTGGGAAGCAACCACTAAATCTCTAAGCGAAAGTGGAGAACTTCAAACTTTCTTATTAGAGTTAACTAAAAACTTTACGCAACTCCTAGAGGTAATAGGGCAGATTGCTTTAGGTCTTATACAAATTGCAGCTTCCCCGGGATTTGGAGAGTTTTTAAAATCTCTAGAAGAAGCAGTTCTTATATTCAATGAAATTGGATTAGAGCTATCTAAAGAAGGTGGAGCTTTAGCTGCTCTAGGAGATCTTATAGTTGCTATTGCCAAGCTAACCGCATTAATTACCAACTCTGGCGCTATAGTCATATTCTTTAGAACTTTAACTGCAGTCATTGAAGGTTTAGTTTTTGTATTAGATACCCCATTCGGCAAAGCTCTTTTAACTATTACTGGCAGCTTACTTGCTCTTAGCGCAGCTATTGGAATAACCACTAAAGCTTTTAGTTTTTACGGAAATGCTGTCGGTGGAGCTCTGCTCAATATGAGTAAATTTATAGATATTGGTCTTCGTGGTATTGGTATTTGGTCTGGTCCAGCTGAAAAAGCAGTTAAAGCTCTAAGACAAGAATTAGTTTTCCTAACATATGGATTAGAGTTTGCAAATAAAAAATTCTTACTTGTTAGCGGAACAATAGCAGCTGTCATATTGGTAGTTGTGATGGCATATCAAGCGAGCGAAGACCTTAGAAAAGCAGTAGATAAACTGTGGAAAGTAGTTGGAAAAGAGCTTACTGAAGCATTTAAAGAAATTAAAAAAGCATTAGATGATGCTCTTGCACCTATTGGGGGAGTTTCTGGTGCATTTAAATTATTAGGTGATATTTTAGCTGTGACTATAGTTCCATTAATTGAAATAACTCTAGTTGCTGCTATAAATATTGTCAAAGGCATTATTTTAGGTTTTATAGATACTATAGCAAGTTTAACTAGCAAGTTTGAAACTTTTAAAACTACAGTTACAACAATTTATAACAAAATAAAAGAGTTTTTTGAAAAAATAAATGAGCTAACTATCGGAGATATTTTTGACGGATTAAAAACTGGTTTTAAAGGTGCAATAAATTATGTTATAGATAAGTGGAATGATCTTAAGTTTGAATTGAGATTACCAGATGAAATATACGGTCTGCCGCTTCCTGGTTTCTTAGCAGGTAAAGGTTTTACAATTAAGACGCCAAATATTCCAAGACTTGCACGGGGTGGAATTGTTCCAGCTACTTCAGGTGGAATGCTTGCAATGATTGGTGAAGCTGGTCGTCCAGAGCGTGTAGAGCCTCTAGACTCAGACGGGCTATCTAATCGAGATAAAGCTATGATTCAAATGCTTGCTGGAGAAGCAAGAGGAATTCAAATAATTGTTAATCCGTCAGCTGGTATGGACGAACGTGAGCTTGCAGCTTTAGTTTCTCGTCAACTTGCTTTCCAACTTCGTAAAGGTGCTGCATAATGGCTGAAGTCTATAATCAAAGTCAAGAGGATAATTTTGTAGATAGATCTTTAATTCCTCTTCCCGAGCCGCATCTGACTGGTATGAAGCTCCAAGGAGATATTGCCTTGGGAGACTTTCTTTTCAACACTATAGATGAGTACGGGGTAATCTGGGTAATAACAGATATTGAAGGTTGGTGGCAACATCCAGAACCAGAAATGCCAGATATTCCTCGTGGTTTTGGTGATGGTTCTTATGACATTAAAGGTAGATACCAAGCTCGTATTCTCACTTTAAGCGGGGTATTTCTAACCCCAGACCCAAGTTTGGTAGAAGCAGCTAGAGATCGTTTTATTGCGGCGACAGATCTGGTTTATAAAGGAGCTTGGTTAAAAACAGGTCTTTCATCTGACAACAAGCGGTCATCTTTTGTTCGTCTTAGCGGAGCCCCACAAATAGCAACAACTACAGCAAGAGGTAGAACAGAGTTTTCAGTTGGATTAAAAGCAGCAGATCCAATCAAATATGCTTGGAATGATTCCGATCCAGACGGGTATGAAGTAATAGAAATTCCAGCAACTAATAGAGCAACATCTGCAACTGGGGTAGAGACTGTTACGAATATAGGAAATGCAACAGTTCCTATTGAACTAGAAATAAGAGGTCCTATAACTGGACCAGCTAGAGTGTATAACAGAACATCCGACAAACTTTTATATATTGTATCTGGTCTTCGAGGAAGACTTACCTCTTCTATTGTAAATAAGCAGATGGTTTTTGACGAAGAAACTTTAGAAGATGTAGCAACAATAACTACAAGAACAGCACATGGGCTTTTAGTTGGAGATATTGTAGAAATAACTGGTTTAGGTAGTCCACTAGATGGAGATTTTGAGATATCTTCTGTACCTACTGAAACGACTTTTACTTTTCCAGTGTTTCCTAACGTATCTACATTAGCTGCAATTGTAACTAAAAAACTGCAAAATACCGTGGCAACTATAACAACAAAAGAACCCCACGGATTCACAAGCGGTAATTCTATTTTTATTAAAGATGTAGACGCTGTTTTCGATGGAACTTATACAATAAACGGAACTCCTACTCCTACAAGCTTTACTTATACAAAAAATAGAATTCCTCCCCGCTCTGTGTCTGGAGCTATTCTTGTTTCAAATATAGCAACTCTTACTACAACAGAAGCTCACCAATTTATAGTGGGAGAATCTGTAGCTATAGGCAATATAAACGTAAACTACAACGGAAACTTTGAAATTACTGGAATTCCGAGCCCAACTACGTTTAGTTACGCAGTTACCAGAACAAATAACAAGCCAATAATTAATAGAGCTATGACATCTGATGTTGTAACGGTTACTGTTGGAACTGAGCACGGGTTTGTTGTAAATGAAAATGTTGTTATAACAGGAGTTAACTCTACTTTTGATGGTATATACACTATTGCTTCAACACCAAATTCAACAACTTTTACATATAAGATCATAAGAGAGACTCAGAATAGAGTGCTAATTAGAGCTAGATTCTCTAACGTATCTACTTTAAGCACAGAACAACCGCATGGTTTCTTCTTAGGAGAAAGTGTCGCAGTTTTTGACGTAGGAAATAGCTATGATGGAACTTATCAAATAACTCAAGTTCCAAGCAATACTACATTTGCTTATTCCAATTCTGCATCAGATGAAACCGCTTTGGCCTTGTCTGTAGGTTCAGTAATTCCTGTTAAAAGATATGTATCTGCTAAACAAGTGATAGGTGGGGTTGCAACACTGTTTACAGCTGGAGCTCATGGCTTTTTAATCGGAGAAACTGTAACGATTACAAACCTAGGTGCACCTTTTAATGGCTCATTTACAATTCTTTCTGTCCCAAGCACAAACTCATTTACCTACGCAGTAACTTCTCCAAATATATCTTATGGCGTAGGTGGGGCAGGTATCATCAATAGAAACAGAGCTGGAACTCTAGTAACTATCACAACGGACGGTGCACATCCTTTCACTACAGGTCAATATGTAATAATTTCTGGAATGGACTCTGCAGCTGCTATTCTTAATGGGACTTATGTAATAAATGTTACTGGGTCTAACACATTTACTTATAATACAGTTTCTTCTGGCGTAGTTGAGGCTGCAGTAACTAGCTCTACTAATGTAACTGCTATTGGAGGATTTGCTCAGACATCAAGGTCAATTTCATCTACAGCGTCTAGTGGATCTGCAAGTGTAGGTGGAAGTCTTCCTTTTACAGCTGTAAATGGAACAGCTACCGTTTCTCCAGACATACTAGCTTCAGATGGTGGGGAGATAGAGTCTGCTGGTATAGCCGTTAAAAAAGCAAATATACCTTTTACTCCAGGAATAACTGGAGCAGCGGTTGACTTTGGCCCAGATATATTAGAAGTTAACACATTAACTAGAGATGTTGCTTTGAATGGTTCTTATGATGGAGCCAGATCTAAATTAGATGTTTTAACAGACTTCTTTTTCTTAGAGCCAGGCAATAGTGAGATAGAGTTTGAGGATCAAAAGAACTCTACAAGTACAGCTCTATTAAAAATTTTTTATAGATCTGGATGGTTAGGATAGGACTAACACTAAAATGACAACGACATCTACAACCCTTACAGACGTATCCTATCGGTATTTTTTAACCGATCTTGTTAGCAATCAGGTGATTGCAGAAATCCCTTTTTCAGGAGTTTCTTATGAAAGAGCTATAAGAAAAGCAGGGTCTTTTTCTGGAACTATTGCAGCTATTGAAGCTACAAAAAATTACAATCTTTATGAAGTAACTATGCCTGGCAGAACTGGGTTATATGTACTAAGAAATGGAGTTTGCGTATGGGGAGGGATGATTTGGTCTCGTTCATATAGCGAAAGCTCTAAACAACTTTCAGTAGATGCTTCTGAATTTACAAGCTATCTTTATCATAGAAATATCTGGCAAACTCTAATATATGGATCAGAGTTTATAGGTATTAGTTCTTTTTCTATAGCAAGCGGTGTTGCAACAGTTGTAACAGAAGAACCTCACGGTTTTCAAATAAACGACTTTGTAAAAATAACTTTTACAAATCCTACTGTTAATGGTACTCATAAAGTAACTTCTGTAAGCTCTTCAAATCAATTCTCTTTTATAGTTTCTGCGGGAAATGTGGTAAGTACTCCCATTACAAGTGGAGCTGTTAGAAAATTAGTAGATACTTATGATTTTGTAAGAGACTTAGTTGCCAGATTAAACAACGATTTAGGCGGAGTAAATTTTGCTAATGAAGTCATCGAACCTGGAGAGACTTTAGAACATTCCGTTATATCTTTGGAAAGAGAAAACGGAGAAGTTACAATAAAAACTCTAGAGGAACACAGTCTTGTTCCGGGACAAGAATTTGAACTAATAGAAGTAAACCCAAACATAAACGGACTGCATACAGTAAAAGAAACTCCTGACTCTAAAACAGTTATATTTGAATTATTTGGATCTAATATACCTCTTACAGCAGCTTCTGGAATAAGAACTTTATATGTTACTCAAAGATCTTTAACTAACAATGTTGCAACAATAACAACTCATCTACCTCATGGTGGCCAAGTTGGTCAAAAAGTTTTTTTAAGCGGCATAGATTCTTTCTTTAGTGAAAGATTAGACATTCTTTTTGACGGAGAAGTAACTATAAAAACAGTTCCAACTCCTACAACATTTACATATGATAAAGCTAGCGTTTTAGATTATCCAATAGCTACAGTGTCTGGAGGCACAGCTACTCTTGGAAGTAGAATTAATTATGGAACTTATGGGCCATATACTGCCAATTCAGATATAGATATACAAGTAGGAACTAATAAGACAAGTGGCTTATATCAAGACACTCAAATTATAAGAGGGTTTGAGCTTAAAACTTTTGGAGAAGTTTTAGAAGATTACTCTAATAATCTTAATGGATTTGAGTATAGAATTGATTGCGATTATGACTTCAGCACAGCTTCTTTTACTAGAACATTTACTTTGCTTAATATAGAAAATCCTAATGAAATATCGGAAAGTGTTAGCTATACAGATGAAGAAAGACTAGGCTATAACGAAGTAGTTTTTGAGTATCCAGGAAGCATATCTACATTTACTATAGAAGAAAGTGCTGAAGACGCTGCTACTAGGTTTTTTGTAGAAGGAAACATCTCAGATCTTTCTGATGCAGCTAGCCAGCCTTATGCTGTTGCAGCTGATGAAACTCTTTTAAACAATCAAGAGGGAAGAAGCTGGCCTCTTCTGGATCAGGTGGAAGTCATACAAAATACTGGAGATGAAGATACTTTGTATTCTTACGCTCAAGAATATCTTTATGAATCAAAACCTCCTATCGGAGATATAAAAATAACAGTAAATGGGTCCCTTACACCTATAGTAGGAAGCTATTTGCCAGGAGATTGGTGCTCTTTAATTATTGATGATCCATTTATGCTTGCAAGATTAGCTGACGATCAAGAACCAAGAGATGACATTTTAGTAAGAAAAATACAATCTTACAAAGTTTCAGTACCAGATACGCCAGCTTTTCCAGAAACAGTGGACATCGATCTAATCACTGACTGGAAAGTTGACCAAGCTGGTAGAGCAGCAGGACTTCAACCTTCAGGAGGTAACTAATGGCTACTCGTCGTAGGTCTGCAAGAAAAACTATAACTGGAAATCTTACTGATGTTCAAAGACGTCTTAGATTTTTAGAAACTAGACCATCTCCTTCTCGTTTAGCTTCTAAGGCAGTAGACACTCAAAACATAAAACCTTATGCCATTGCTACAGATTTAATTGCAACCTCTCAAATTACAACTAGAACTATTAACGACTCGGCTGTAACTACAGAAAAAATAAATAATACTAGTGTTACTAATGAAAAATTAGCAGATAACTCTGTAAATGGGGCAAAAATAGCTGCAAACGCTGTTGCAACAGAAGAAATAGCAAATAACGCTGTAACTACTCCTAAAATTGCTGACGGAAATGTAACTGATGCAAAAATAGCAAGCGTTTCTGCTGGAAAAGTTTCTGGAGTTCTCTCCACAAGCAACATTCCTTCTTTACCAGCTAGTCAAATAACATCTGGAACCTTGGATCTTGCAAGAATTCCTTCTCTTCCAGCTAGCCAAACCACAAGTGGAACGTTTGATCTTGGAAGAATTCCTTCTCTACCAGCCAGCCAAACTACTTCTGGAGTTTTTGATGTAGCAAGAATACCTTCTATAACAGCTGACAGAGTTCCATCACTTGACGCATCAAAAATAACTACAGGAACTTTTAGCATAGATAGAATTCCTACAATTACAGAAACAAAACTAGGGACTGGTGCAGTTACAGAAACAAAACTAGGATCGAACGCTGTAACAAGTGGAAAAATATTTCCTGGCGCTGTTGGATTTACTCAGCTAGCTGCTAATGGCATATTTAATCAAAATATTAGAGCTGGTGCAGTTTACGGTAGAGTTATAAGTAGAATAGGTGTCTCTGGAACTCTAAGTGTATTAAATGCCTCCATCGATTCAGGTGATATGGCAGCTGACTCTATTGGTTCTTTAGAATTACAAGACAATGCAGTTCAATCTGGAAATATACAAAACGGAGCTGTAATTGAGTCAAAAATAGGAACTGGTGCTTGTACTAATACAAAAATTGGTGCTGGCGCTATTACTGTTGGAAAAATTTCTTCAGGAACTCCGATATTAACTACAGCTGGTGGAACAAGTCCTATACAAGTATCTTTAGAAACAGCTACAAACGGCACTAGAGCTGTTGTTTCAGTAAACGTTGGTACTGGATCTAATCAAGTAGCGGCTGGAAACCATACTCATTCAGGTGGAACTACAGTAGCTTCCCACACTCACCCCCTTCCAGGAACTTCCTATGTAATAGGACCTAGCGGACAACACAACGGGCACTCTACACCTGCAACAAACACTGGTTCTCACCAGCACGGTCTTACTCTTACTGGAAATACTCTTTCTAATACTTCTACAATGAAAGCTAAGAAAGAAATTCAAGATCACGATTTTGACCCTAAAAAACTTTTAACTCTTAAGCTTAAAAAATATAAATACAAAAAAGAATATAGAACTCTTCAAGATAATTTAAATCGTGAGTGGATGTATGGATATATTGCAGAGGAAGTTCAAGAAGCTGGAATTGAAGAAATTCTTGGATATGATGAAAACGGTGATGTAGCTTCCCTGCAATATGGAACTCTTGTAACACTAGCTATTGAACTTCTCAAAATCCAGCAAAATGAGATAGACTCTCTTAAAGAAGAGATTCAGAGACTGAAGGAAAAGATATGATATCTTATCAAGCAAATTATGAAGTAGGCAATAAACCCTACATTTGCAAAGTATTTACTGCATCTAATGGAGAAGAAGTTCATACCGCTCTTCATTTTGCAAATGAAGACGAAAGAAAAGAGTTTTCAGCAGAGCTAATATATGAGCATCTTAGTAATGTTATTCAATACATAAGAGATGAAGCTAGTAAATTGGAAATGATTGCTATAGATGAACCAGTTGGGTCCAACCCTTGGGCAATTAAAGGGTGGGAAAAGCTAGAATGGGCAAATGCAGAAGCTCATTTATGGTGGAACGATATCTATTACAGACCAGAAAGCCCAGTAAATAACCAACCAGTCGGTTACAGTATAGACACTGACCATACTCATGATGGAACCGAAGACCACGGGCACGATCCAGAGACAGGAGAGCCAATACCTAATGCATGAGGTAAAAGATGGTTCTAGAACTCTTCAGTTCAATGGACGCCTTCTTGGAGAGTCTTCTTCTTGGCGTAGAGGATCTACTCGTTGGATTGAATTTAAGCTATACAAAACAGAAAATGGTTCTTATATCCTTTCAAGAGTGGGTGTGTCAATAGTCTTTCACACTCCTACATGTCCTCTTGTAAAAAGGTATGGACTTAAAGAAGGTGACTCGGAAAATCTATCTGTAGATGCTATTCCCTGCGAAGAATGTAGTCCATCATACGATTTGCCTATAATTTTCCCAGAAACAGATAGAAACTGGGCCCAAGTAAGTGATGACCCAGACGCGGTACTTGATGCCCTTTACAAGTACGATTCTGGTGGTGCAAGATATCTTACTAACGTTGCTCAAAGACTTCTAGAGAAAGCTTCTGTAAACGACCAAAGGATAGAACTATTGTATAGAGTAGAAGTTATACCTTAAAAAATATTTACAAAGAGACGGAGGATAAATTGAAAGACGAAAAGTTTGAACCTTTAGTTGTACCTGAAAAAACTATTGCTTTTTTCCCGATAGCTCCGCAAGAAGGTTTAGATTCTTTTGATTTAAAAAACATAGGCTTATTTTTAAGACCTTTAAATACAGATCATAAAAGAGATTGGTTTACTCCTAATTTTTACAAATGCCTTCCTTTAGCTATAGGAAATATGCAGGGTTTTGTTTTCAGCCTTCCTTATGGTTTTGATGTTTTATGGAATGGTGGAGGTATGAATGAAGATCTGCAAATAAAATGTAATGAAGATGTTATTCCTTTTATGGGTACAAATTTTATACATCCTAATTCAGAATTTGGAAGTGGCATAATAACCATTCATTTTCCTTTAACTTTAAAAACACCTCCTGGAGTTAATTTAATGACAATCGCTCCACCCAACTATCCTCTTCCAGGTTTAAGCCCTCTTACTGGAGTAGTAGAAGCTGATAATTTAAGATTTACTTTTACTCTTAATATAAAAGTTGATATACCTAACGTTCCTATACATGTTTTACCAAATACGCCTCTTGTAGGGTTAATACCTATTCCTCGATATTTTTGCGACCAATTTGAGCTCAAAAACGCTTATGATATTTTTACTGAAGAAGAGGTTTAAGAAGAAAAGACAGTAGTAGAAGAACATGGGCTGCAGCGAGAAAAAAATAATGGTGATTATAAGATAAAAGATGGATTGTATTATAAAGGAGAGGATTTTAGAGGAAATAAATTTAAAGACCACCAGCTTCCAAAAAAGCAAAAAAAGTGATAGGTTTATGTAAATAATAAAAGGAACGAGTGACATATAAATGACAAACGGGTTAGGCGATGTACAACTACATCTTGTTGATTCTGTTGAAAAAGCTAGAGAATTTATTTCTTGGCTAGGTGAGCGCAGACCATACAATGCTATTGCAATTGACACTGAAACTGGTGAATTGCCTGGCGGTAGAAGAGAAGATGCGCTTTCTCCTTGGCACGGAAAGCTTCGTCTTGTCCAAGTAGGAGATGGAATGCAGGGATGGTCCATTCCTTGGGATGAATGGTCTGGTGTTTTCTATGAGGCAATGGATAAGTTTGATGGTCCTATTGTTTGTCATAACATTGCTTTTGAAGCCCGATGGTTTGAAATCCAATCTCGATGGCGTATCCCGTGGGAACGTGCACATGACACAATGATCATGGCGCATATTATTGATCCTCTCGGTTCTGGTGGACTAAAACCTCTCTCTGCTCTCTATGTAGACTCTAAAGCTGTTGCTATGCAAGAAGGTCTTGATCTTGGATTGATTGAAAATGGGTGGACTTGGGGGACTGTTCCTATTAACTATGAACCGTTCTGGCTTTATGGTGCTCTTGATCCAGTACTAACAATGCGTCTATGGGAAATTTTCTATAAGAAATGTGGCCCAGAGGGTCCATACAACCGTGCATACGAATTAGAAATGGCTACTCGAAAAATTGTTACACGCATGGAAATTAACGGGGCTAGAGTAGATCTTGATTACTCAAAAAAGAAGTTTGATGAACTTATTAACTACTCAGAGTCTGTTAAAACTTGGGCAAAAGATACATATGGTGGAATCAGCATTACCAGTAACATTCAACTAGTTCGTTTGTTTGAAAGTCTTGGTGCAGAGATAACAGAGACAACTCCGTCTGGAGCAAAGTCTGCATCTAAAGACCAGCTTGCTCTTCTTTTAATTAATGGTAACAATGAAGTAAAAAACCTTGCTGACATAGTTTTAAAACAGCGTAAAGCAGATAAACTTGCCAATACTTACTTTTCAAACTTTATGGAAAAATCAATTAATGGCATAGTTCATCCGTCTGTAAAAACTTTAGGTGCTCGAACATCTCGTATGTCTATCACTGATCCAGCGCTACAAACTCTTCCAAAAGGAGATGAAACAGTACGCACAGCTTTTATTCCAAGAGAAGATGACCATGTAATTATTACTTCTGACTTAGATCAGGTTGAATTTCGCATGTTTGCTTCTTTATCTGATGATGAGAATCTCATTAAGCTATTTCACCACGCAGATGCAACTGGCTCAGACCCATTTACGGAAATTGGTCGTCAGGTTTATCAAGACCCGACGATGCAAAAGTCTGATAAGCGACGTAACCTCATTAAGGGTGTTGTCTATGGTCGTCTTTATGGAGCAGGTGTAGCAAAGCAAGCTCTTACAGCTGGGGTACCAGAACCACAGATGCGTTCTGTGTCTGACTCATTTGACGCCAATTATCCAGGAATGTCTATTTTTCAAAAGCAAGTTGATCATATCGGTCAAACAAGACTTCGTAATGAAGGTCAAGGATATGTTCACACTTGGACTGGTCGTCGTATTCCTTGCGATGAAAACCGAACTTACACATTGGTCAATTACCTAATTCAGGGTGGAGCTGCAGAAGTGTTTAAGTCAAACCTTGTTAAGCTCGATCAAGCGGATCTTACGGACTACCTCATAGTCCCAGTACACGATGAAATCGTTCTTGAAGCTCCACGCAAAGATGCTGAAGAGATTAAAAAGCTAGTTCGTCAATGTATGACAACCACAGAAGGTTGGGCAGTTCCACTGACAGCAGATGTTGATGGTCCTTTAGAGAACTGGGGTCAAAAGTACAGATGAAATATGTTTTATCAGTAGACCCCGGTAAAGCTAGCGGTATTGTTTTTATGTCTTTGGAAAATGATGTCCCAAAAAGAATTGCTTCTATAGAGGCTCAGCCGCATGAGTTTGCAAATAATATAGATCTATTTTTAGATGGATGGAAGCAAAGAGAAGACTTCACCGTTGTCTGCGAGCGATTTACTATCAATGCTCAAACAGTACGAAACTCTCAAGCTCCCTACAGCCTTGAACAGATAGGGGTTTTAAAACATCTGTGCCGTGTTAGAAACTATGATCCAGAAAGTATTATATTTCAGTCCCCTGCCGATGCCAAAGCCATGTTCCCAAACGAAGCTTTAAAGAAAATTGGGACTTGGCATGTGGGAGGCGAAGGGCATGCAAATGATGCAATGCGACACGCCCTACTTAGATTAGTTAAAACTGGTTGGAAGCCAAGAGTTCTGCTAGACTAATATGCGGTAAGATAAACTTCTTCAAAAAAGTTTTACAACCGCATATGACATAATGACAGGGAAAAGAGGATAAGTTGTCTGTAATAGCCGAAGTAGATATTGATAAAAAGCATATCCTGCTGACTACCGATTGGCGCTACAAAGAGTTATGCAAAAGTCTTCCTGGAGCCTCGTGGTCAGCAAAAGATCAAGTATGGAGAGCTCCTCTTAGTTGGACAACTTGCTTGGCTCTTAGGTCTACTTTTAGAGACGGATTGACTATAGGTCCAAACCTATCTGAATGGGCAACTAATGAGTTAAACACCCGTATTACCCCTTCAAACGCCCTCAGAGAGCTTGAGAGCGCAGATGGTGATGAAGACCTGTTTCCTCATCAAAGAGCTGGAGTACAGTTCCTTAAAACAGCTCGTAGGGCTTTATTGGCAGATGAGCCTGGCTTAGGTAAAACTGCTCAAGCAATCCGTGCTTTAAAAGCTTTACAAGACTCTGGGGAACAGGTATTTCCAGCGCTTATTGTTTGCCCTAACACTTTAAAAAAGAACTGGGCTAGAGAATTTCAAAAATGGTGGCCTGGAGTAACTACTCAAGTAATTAAAGGGTCTTCTGCTCAGCGGAAAAAGCAGTTCGAGACTCCAGCAGATGTATACATAATAAACTGGGAATCTTTACGGTCTCACTCAAGATTGTCAGGTTACGGTTCCATTGCGTTAATCCATTGCAAAGCTTGTGGAGGAGAAAATGAGACTGTTTCGGAGACACGCTGTGAAGTCCATCCTCGTGAACTTAATAATATAGATTTTAAAGCTGTAGTGGCAGATGAGATCCATAGATCCAAAGACCCTAAATCAAAGCAGAGTCGTGCTCTTTGGTCAGCAACTGGTGATGCTGATATTCGTTTTGCTTTAACGGGAACCCCTATTGCTAACAATGTAGTTGATCTATGGGCAATTCTTCATTGGCTGTCCCCTAAAGACTGGCCTAGTAAAACTAAATGGATTGACCGAATGATTGACATTATGCTCAATGCGTTTGGTGGAATGATGGTTATTGGTGTTAAACCAACCATGCAAGACGAGTTTTATAAATCTGTAAACCCAGTAATGCGTCGAATGCTTAAAAAAGTAGTACTTCCACATCTGCCGCCAGTTATAACTGAGCGTAGAGATGTTGAAATGTCTACCAAACAAAAGAAAGCTTATGAGCAAATGCGAGATACGATGATCGCAGAGCTTGAGTCAGGAGACGCTCTTACTGCCCCAAGCATTTTGACTCAGACGACTCGATTACTTCAGTTTGCTAGTTCTTACGCTGATATGACAGTAGATGAGTCAACTGGTGAGATGAAAGCAATTCTTGCTGAGCCCTCCTGCAAAGTAGATGCTCTTATGGATGATATTGATAGTGGAGATTTTGGAGACGATTCGGTTGCCGTTTGTGCTGTATCTCGTCAGCTTATAGAACTTCTCAGTGCTGCTATGACCAAGGCAAAAATACCTCACGGTCTTATAACTGGAGCACAAAATGAAGATGAGCGCCAAAAAGCAGTAGACGATTTTCAAGAAGGTCGTATTAAATGGATTCTATTTACGGCACAAGCGGGTGGTGTTGGTATTACCTTGACTACAGCACGACGGTTGGTTATGCTTCAAAGACCGTGGTCACTTGTTGACCACAAGCAAGCTTTGGATCGAGTACACCGTATTGGAAGCGAGATACACGATTCAATCTTGATTATGGACTATGTAACTGAAGGAAGTATTGAGGAAAGAGTAATTCAAGTTCTTGAAACAAAGTCTGACAACTTCGAACAGATTGTTCGAGATAGGGATCAATTGATGAAACTACTCAAGGATGATAAGGCAGGTTTGCTGTGAGTGATGTTGTAAGACTTTCAAATTCAGAGATACAGACATTTAAAGATTGTCGTCGCAAATGGTGGCTTACCTACTATCGAAGATTGCAACCTAAATACAAAGATACCACTGGTGCTTTAGCGTTTGGTAGCCGTATTCACGCAGCTCTTGATGCACACTACGCACAAGGCACACCTCTTATTAAAGCGCATTCTGATCTTGTAGATATAGACCGTCAGGCTCTTTTAGTTGACTTTCAAGATACATTTCAATTAGAGCAAGAAGCCGAAATGGGACGCATCATGCTTGAAGGTTATGAGCAATGGGTTGAAGAAAACGGTATTGATGCTGAATTAGAAGTTATATCTACAGAAGAGACAATTATTGCTCCTCTATTTAATGGAGAAGTAGAGCTTCAAGGAAAGCTTGATATGCGTGTTCGTCGCAAAGGCGATGGAGTTCGTATGTTCCGTGACTTTAAAACAGTAGGTGGTTCTCTCAGCGACTTTGCAAATTTAGCAAACATGAACGAGCAGGTACTTACATACATGCTCCTCGAGTCAACTAAGCGTGATGAATCTGATCGTGCTGAAGGTGGAATCTTTACTATGCTTAAAAAAGTAAAGAGAACAGCTAATGCTCGCCCTCCTTTCTATGATCAAATTGAAGTTAGACATAATATTTTTACAATGCGTTCTTTTTGGAACCGTATTCATGGAACTATTACAGATCTAATGAGAGTTCGTAAAGGACTTGATGAAGGCGGGGAACCTGCCTATCTTGCATATCCACGACCAACTCGTGACTGCAAATGGAAATGCCAATTTTTCGCTATATGCCCAATGTTCGACGACGGAAGCGCTGCCGAGCAAGCACTTAGCGATTCATATGAGGTCGCAGACCCATATGCGTACTACGAATCAACCGAGAAAAAAGGAAGCGAGTGACGATGAGCGAAATTCAACGCTCTCTTACTGTAATGGTGTACGGAGAGAGCAAGGTTGGTAAATCAAGTCTTGCTGTCACCGCACCTTACCCACGACTCATGCTTGACGTTGAAGGCGGTCACAGATTTTTGCCTATCGTCGTTAAGTATTGGGATCCATTGCGTGAGGAACCACCTCTGGCAGATGGAACATGGGACACTGTTGTAGTTACAGTTCGTGATTATGACACTGTTCTAAAAACATACCAATGGCTTCAACTTGGAAAGCATCATTTTAAGAGTCTCATTATTGACTCTGTATCTGAGCTTCAAGTGAAGTGTTTGGAGAACATTGCTGGTGTCAATCAAATGACACAGCAGCAGTGGGGTGAATTACTTCGTCATATGGGCGGTCTTTTGCGAGATCTCCGTGACCTAACTATGCACCCAACTAATCCGCTAGAAGCTGTGGTTCTTACTGCAATGGCTAGAACTGATAAAGATGGGCGATATCGTCCATACTTACAAGGACAGCTTGCAATTCAAGCACCCTACTTCTACGACATTCTGGGAGCTATCACTGTTGAAGAACGGATGAACCCAGATCCAACTCAACCGCCATACAAAGTTCGTCGTATGTATGTTGAGAGAACAAATCAATACGAAGCTGGCGAGCGTGTCCAAGGACGCCTCGGCAAGGTCGTAGAACAACAAGACATGTCAATTGAGCGAATGCTCGACATTGTTTTTGGACAAAGACAAGCAGCGGCAGCTGAAACTACAACACAGAAAGAAGGCACCAAGTGAGTTCACGCAATTGGGCAGACCTCATTAAAGACGCTGGAGATTCGGGTAACTATGACCCGCTACCAGACGGCGACTACGATCTCGTAGTAGTCGAAGCAACTGCGACAACATCGCAATCTGGCAAAACCATGTTCAAAGTAAAGGCGCAAGTTGAAGGCGGAGCCCACAACAAGCGTCTAGTATGGGACAACTTAGTTGTTTCACCTGATTCACCAGCTGCGCTGGGAATCTTGTTTAAGAAGTTCCACGCCATGGGAATTGGTCGTGGATACTTCGACAACAATCCATCAAATGCTCAGATTGAGCAAGCATTACTGGGTCGTCGATTCCGTGCTCAGATTGGTAGCCGTCTATATAACGGCGCTAAGAAGAACGAAATCAAGAACTACTACCCAAGCGCACAGACAATTGCTGCAATGAATGGGGAGACACCTGCTCCTGCCGCAACTGCTGCTGCACCTGCTCCAGCACCTGCTCCAGCGCCAGCACCTGCTGCCGCTCCTGCACCTGCTGCAGCCCCAACCGCTCCGTTCTAGCTGGTTTTGCTAGGTTGCTACCCAACGGAAATCGTTGGGTAGCAATTTAGTAAGCCAAGAAAGTAAAAATGAAGATACTAATAACTGGATGTACAGCTTCTCAGACTTCAAGTAAAAACATAGAAAGACATCCTTCTTTTACAGGACTTCTGTCTAGATCTATGTCTGAACTTGGTCACGATGTTGTAATAAATTATCCAAGGTTTGGGTATACAAAAGAGTATCTAGACTCTTTTGATCTTATATATGTTGGCATATCTTCTCCTAGCAATTTATCAGCTCATTATTCTTATGGAGCTTTTGCCATTGCTGAAACAGCTAGAGAGTTAGGGAAATTAAAACTAATTATTGACATGCCAGAGCCTCAAAAAATTAAAAACACTATTAGAGATTTTTATAATAAAACTGATGATTTTTATAAAAGCTTTTATCAAAAAAGAGTTCAATATCAAGATGCTATTAGAAAAGAAAATAGAGAAAAAATAGATTCTTTTATAAATCATCTACATACCGAGCAGTGGGAGCAGTCTTACGTCCCAAGTATGCCTTGGTTCTCTAAATCTGTAGTCACTCAATCTATACCAAATTTATCTGAAGAAAACATAGTAACTTTATGTTACGACAGAGTTCTTATAGACTCTGTAGAAGATAGAACAGAACCTGTATATGGAAACTATTGGTGTGCAGACAACACTAAATCAGCGTGGACAAAGAAAATATCTAAAACTATACAATTTTCAATTCATCCAACTAGATACAATAACTACAGTACAAGTGAAGCTGTTGTAGAAAAAATAAAGAATTCAACTGGAACACTTATCAGTACATACCAAGGAGGAGACCCTTGGTGGTCTGTCTCAATACCTCAAACTCTGATGGCAGGTGTTCCTGTAGTAACTGACTGGCGTCACACCGCAGAGCTAGGAGCAGAATGGGCATATTTACCTTCGACGATAGAGGAGATGAGTCCAGAAGAAAGGCTAAAAGTGGCTCAGAGTCAAAAAGATTTTTACAGAGAGGCAGCTCCTTCATACGAAGACTCTCTGGAAAAAACAGCGAGAGCTCTGGACAACCAGAGCCAGTTGTCGTTAGTCTAGGCAAAACTGTACGAAAGGACAGCGAGATGGCCAAAGTAGATATGCCGTGGGTCAAAGAACAATTGACTAACAACCGCACAAAGCGAGTTGTCGGAGATCATGTTCTTGCCCTACTAGAAAAATGGGAAGATCTAAAAAACACAGATCCAGACCCAAAGAAAAATGAAGCGAACTTAAGTCAAATTATTGAATTATTTGGAAAATTGGCTTTAGGACATGCTATCGTAAAAGAAGATAAGAATGAAACTTGGGTTCCTGCTCAAGCTGGTCAGATTGTTATATCTGATGAAGTCAGAGTTAAATGGAATGCATTCGATGGAGATATGGGGAAAACCCATAATGGACGTCGTGGAAAAGTTGTTTCTATTAGATATGGAGACATTATTGTCAAAACCACTGATGGAAAAGAGCCAATGCTAGACGGATTTCATTACACTCCTCAGCAACTAGAGAAAAGGATAAATTAATGAGAGTAGTAAAAGTAAAAAGCATGGTTACAGGATTTACTTATGATGAACTTCTAGAAAAGGTAGATAAAAAGCTCTGTAACTTTTTTGAAGTTTCTATTGATGAGCTTAAAGACAAGGTAAATTATGATGTAATGATCTGGGAAAGTGCTGATGACGGAATCACTCTACCTATATTTTCTGCAGAAGTCGTAGCTCAAGTTAAGAAGGACTTTTAATTGTGGAGAACGAGTACACAAAGCAAAGCACAGATACTCCTTACAGAGTAGAAGCTCTTCGTGAAGCTGCTCGAATAACTACTCAGGAGAGAAACGCTAACTATGGTGGACCTGAAGAAAACTTTACTAGAACAGCTAAAATTTGGTCAGTGATACTTGGTCAAGATATTTCTAATGAGCAAGTAGCTATGATGATGGTTGGTCTTAAAATGGCTCGTTTTGCTCATGGGTCTGGGTTTCAACCAGATACTTGGATAGATATTGCTGGCTATGCTGGATGTGGCTACGAAGTAGGAAAAATAGACTCAGAAAACATCTAAATAATGTTAGGGAGCAAAAGTGTCAAAATTGACGCCGCCTTGGGAGTTTAAAGAAGCCCTCTGTGCTCAAATAGGTACAGAGGTCTTTTATTTAGAAGACAGAGATGAAGTTAAAGAACATGCTAAACAAGCAGACTACACTATGGCAAAAAAAGTATGTCAAATCTGTACTCATCTTGTTGAATGCAGTGAATGGGGTATAAATAAAGAAAAATTTGGACTTTGGGGCGGCCTTACTCCACAAGAAAGAAGATTTATAAGAAGAAAAAGACACATAGTTATAAATGAAGAGTAGACTAGTAACCTAACTTATTAGAAAGTAGGACTTATGGCTGCAGAACCTGTCATAAGTCCGTTCCCTGTTTGTGAATCTTGCTGGATGGAATCTCATGCAAAATGGGAGCCAGAAAGTATGGACAAAACTGGAAGAATATTAATGAGGCTAAAAGGTATAGAAGTGCCTCAAAAAATAAATAATGGAACTGTGGAAGTTTGCGCTATGTGTGGCGCAGTAACAATAGCTGGTATATATGAACTAAAGTTGACTAGTGAAGTTTATTTTACAAACAAACCAAGCCCAGATTTTGAATTAAATATTAACCCTACAGAGGAAGATCAGGAATAGTTAATGAAAGACCAAAGACCAGGTGAGTCTTTATGGGAAGAGTGGCAAGGTCTTGGCTATGAAAACAAAGTAGAGTCTTCTGTGACTTATTATACTTTTGAACACATAGATTTAGATAATGATCTTGTCAGAAGAGCTCTAGCTTCAGCTTTACAAAGAGACGGAGTTGCTATATCTCTTGGAGATGGCTTTGCTATGATAGAGAAAAGTGTTCCCTATTATGGTTGGTCTGGGTTCATAGAAGATGATAACGAGTACTCGGTATGCGACGAGCATGGTGAAACCGAATATGGGGACCTTATAGATTTGGTACTACCTACAACTTGGATAGAGATATAATTAAATAATTACATATAGTGACATAATCGTGTCTAATCGTATATTTTAATAGTTTATAGTCTACTATAGTCATGTGTGGAAACCTTCTGACAATCTAAACTGGCAAGAAAACGCAACTTGTGCAAAACCAAGCAATAGACATGCTATAAATTGGTTTTTCTCTAAAGATTTTAATGAAAAGTATGCTGCAAAAAATATGTGTTTTACTTGCCCAGTACGCTCTCAATGTTTACAATGGGCTTTAGAGCATAGACAAATATGGGGTATATGGGGCGGTAAAGATGAAGTAGATATTCGCAGAGCTCTTTCTGTGTCCTATAAAGGTGAAGAAACTAGAAGACGTAGATATCCTAATTGTCCATTTTGTACTGCTAGACCCTCTAAATTAGAAACATCGGTAGAGCAGCTTCCTGATGGAGGTAGATGGACTACTGCAAAAGTAGTGACTTGTACAGAATGCGGATTTGCTTGGAGAAGTCGCACTAGCGCTAATGCCGTCGAGTCCTATAAACTTGATAGACTAGATAAGTCAAAAAAGAAGAAAAAGACGAAACGGAAAACAACATGACAGAAAACCTTCCTAACTGGTTTGCAAGCGACGGGTTAAAAAATTTTGAGACCCATTTAGTAAAAGAGTTTTCTGATAAACCAATAAAATCTTTACAAATTGGAGCTTATAAAGGTGATGCAAGTATTTGGTTATACAATAACATTTTAAAGAAAAACTCTGATTCCTTTTTAGTAGATATCGATACTTGGGAAGGCTCTGAAGAGCCTAGCCATAAAAATATGAATTGGGGCTCCATAGAAGAGACTTATGATTTCGTTACTCAGGAGGGGCAAGCTGACGGATCAATAATAAAATATAAAGGGACAAGTGACAGATTTTTTAAAGAAAATGAAAAAACTTTTAATTTTATATATGTAGACGGAGACCATACTGCTTACGGTGTTATAAAAGATGCAATAAACTCTTACGAATACTTAGATGTAGGCGGTATTCTAGCTTTTGACGACTATAGATGGTCTGCTGGATTAGGTCCTTTAAAAGAACCTAAAATGGCTATAGACTTCTTTTCAGATATATACAGAGATAAAATTAAACTTATATTTAGAGATTATCAGTGCTGGTATAGAAAGGTAGCTTAGTATGAAAGTAGCTGTATACACAATCGCTCTTAACGAAAGACAGTTTGTTGAGAAATGGTTTGAATCTGCAAAAGATGCAGACTATTTAATGATTGCAGACACTGGATCAACTGATGGAACTATTGAACGAGCTAGAGAGCTGGGAATAGTTGTATACAGTATAAAAGTAACTCCATGGAGATTTGATGACGCAAGAAACGCTGCTCTTGCACTTCTTCCAGAAGACATCGATATGTGTGTTTCTCTAGACATGGACGAAGTCCTTGCTCCAAATTGGAGAGAACCTTTAGAAGACCTTTGGAAACGTGGAGTAACTAGACCAAGATATAAGCATATTTGGTCTTGGAATGATGACGGATCGCCTGGATTAGAATTTAGCTACGATCATATACATGCTAGAAAAGGTTATAGATGGAGACATCCTGTACACGAGTGTTTATATGTATATGGGATGGATGAAGTCCAAGAATGGACAGATAAAATAGAAACTCATCACCATCCAGATCCAACCAAAAGCAGATCTCAATACCTTCCTCTTCTTTCTATGTCAGTAAAAGAAGATCCGTGGAACGATAGAAATGCTTTTTACTATGGAAGAGAGTTGTATTTTTACGGAAAATACAGTGAAGCAGCCGTAGAACTGCAAAGACATTTAGATCTTCCTACAGCCCGCTGGGCACCAGAAAGAGCTGCATCAATGAGATTTATTGGAAAGTCTCTACCAGACGAAGCAGAAAAATGGTTTAGAAGAGCTGTACATGAAGCTCCTGGAAGAAGAGAGCCTTTTGTAGATTTAGCAAAACTCTACTATCAAAACCAAGAATGGGATAAATGTTTAGAGGCAGCTAAAGAAGCAATAGCTATAAAAGAAAAACCTCTAGAGTATTTATGTGAGGCAGAAGCTTGGGGGTATGCTCCTTGGGACTATGCAGCTATAGCAGCTTTCAATTTAGGTCTTGTAGATGAATCTATTTTGTATGCTCAGGAAGCATATCGAATTGAACCTACCGATGAACGACTAAAGGAAAACCTAAAAGCTTGTTTAGCAGCTAAAAGTTTTAAACCTCAGTGAATGTGAAAGGTCTTTGACCTTTCATAGGCATATAACAAACTCTGTTATTTCCTCCATGTAAAGCTGTAGACACTGCATAGTCATTAGTTAAACCAGTGTCTCTCAGCTGTGCCTGAGACTTAGAAATCATCCACCTAACTACCTGAGATGGGGTCCAGTCTGGATGAGCTTGTAGAACTAATGCGGCTAGTCCAGCAACTTGCGGTGAAGCCATAGAAGTTCCTCCTAAAATGTCTTGTTTAAAATTTGAATTTTCGTTATATGGAAAACTAGTCGCACCATCGTTTGTTTCACTCATTGCACTTAGAATTCTTGATCCAGCTGCATATAGTGTGATGGCTGGGCCAGAATTGCTAAAAGAAGACTTAGTATCTAAACCACCAAAAGTTCCAGAACCTAAAGAACCAACATCAAAACCAAAACTAGTTCCAACTGTTGGAGATCCTTTTCTATGATAATAGAAAGTACCAAAACCAGTTAAATTAATACTATTATCATAGTCTATTCCGCCTAAAATATCGGCTTTTACACTGTCATTTCCAGCAGCATTACATACAACCACTCCAGCTGCTATCAGCTGAGCAATGTCTGCATCTGTTGAAGACACTTTATAAGGGAATCCATAAACCCCATTACCATAAGAAGCTCCTGTATGTCCTTTAGCTGTATCTCTAACTGAACCAGTCCAAGGTGTTCCTCTATATGTACCACCGTTTACTGCATAAGTAGTGCCACCACTAAAAGAGAAAGAAAAAGCATTATCGTTTGTTCTCCAAAAAATACTATAACCCCAACTGTTATTTATTACAGTAGGTCTTGTATTATTTTTTGCTTGATGCCAACCTAGTAAAACATCAAAAGCTTGAGCTATAGATAATCCGTTTCCTGGATCTGGAGCTCCTTTTAGATCATTTAACTTTATAGCATAAATACGAGCATTTTTTGCCCATCCAAAAGTTTTGCCAGCTACAGTTCCAGCAACGTGAGTTCCATGTCCATCGTAATCTGTGTAAAAATTTGCTGGCATAGTACCTGGAACACCACTGGCAGCGAACCAATCTATTTGTTGAAGTCTGCTATTCCCCTGAGCATCTTGCCATTCTGGGTGATCTGCTTGTATCCCGCTATCTAAGATAACAACATCTACCCCAGTTCCATCTAAAACATAATCGTAAGTTCCGCCTGGATCTGCTGTAGAAGTACCAAAAACATTAGTAGTATTTGTATGACGTAAAAGACCCCAGTTACCTTTTCCTAGCTCAGCGCCAGTAGTTTTACTAAAATTAGAATCTTGAAATGCAAATTTTGTTACTGGAACAGAAGATGGATCAAAAACATCTACTACTCTAGGATCATTTTTAAGAGCTTCAGCTTCCTCTTCAGTAAGTAGATAATTAGTGTTTAGTTGATTAATAGCTCTTTCATCGGAAACTTCTACAGATCTATTAGGTACAGTGTTAGATGAAGTATTGTCAGAAACTAAATCATCCCAAACAGAATCAGTGTCTTCTAAACTAGATGTCGTGACTATATATTCTTTAAAGTCACTCATTATGATACTACCGCTCTGTCAGTCACTCTCCGCCAGTTAGTTCCATCATAGAATACTGGCACTGCGCCACCAGTTTCATCAGAGCAGTAAGCCATAGAACCAGCGCTGGCCACAAGAGATCCTAATTGAGTTACGGTATAACTCTTTAATCTCATTGGAGCGTCATTGATAATCTCATCTACTGGATCTAAAGTTATAGTTGTAGGAGATGTAATCGTGTAAGTTCCTGTAAGTGTTGAAGGAGCTTGAATAGAGTCTGTTTCAATAGCTGTTACAGTAAGAACTTCTGTTGTAGCGTTATAGGTTATTCCAGAGTTTGTTTTTCCGCCAATATCTCCTGTAGCACTTTCAAACAAAGCAACAAAGGAAGTTGAGTCTGTTGTATTAGTAACAGTAATACTTCCACCACCAGGTCCAGTTGCACCAGTAGCACCTGTAGGGCCAGCTGGTCCAGTAGCACCAGATCCAGTTGCACCAGTAGCACCTGTAGGGCCTGTATCACCAGAAGGGCCAGTAGCTCCTACTGGTCCTGTAGGTCCTTGAATAGTTCCAACACTGTCCCACTCAGAACCAACTGCGTCCCAAACATATAAAACACCGTTAACTAAGTATCCATCTCCAGCATTACCTGTTGGATGAGCAGTCTGTAAATCAACAAGAGATGGATAAGAACCTAAAATTGTAATACTAGTTCCAGCTGGTCCAGTGCCTCCTGTTGCACCAGTCGCTCCTGTTGCACCAGTAGCACCTGTTGCGCCAGTAGCTCCTGTTGCACCTGTAGGACCAGTTACACCAGGTCCAGTAGGTCCAGTATCGCCTGTAGGCCCTGTTGCACCTTGTGGTCCTGTTGGTCCTCCAGATGGACCTGTAGGTCCTTGGAGTCCTTCTGATCCAGCTGGACCTGTAGCACCTGTAGGACCTGTTGGTCCAGTGATAGAAGCTCCAGTAGGTCCTGTTGGTCCTCCAGATGGACCTGTAGGTCCTAAAGGACCAGTAGGACCAGTTGGTCCTCTAACAGGGCCAACATTCAGCCAATTAACATTTACGTTATCCCATACATATAAATTATCTCCAACAAGCCAACCATCTCCAATTAACCCTAATGGTTCTTCTGATTGAAGAAGTTCGAATGAAGCATAGGAACCAAGAATTCTTACTCCAAAACCTGTAGGACCCGTAGCGCCAGTAGGACCAGTATCTCCAATAAATGTTCCAGCGTTAAACCACTCTTGATTTAAATCAGACCAAACATATAAATCTGAACCAATTAGATAAGCATCTCCTATATTTCCTACTGGATTATCGCTAATAAGTAGCTGTAAAGTTCCATAAGAACCTAAAACTCTTACTCCAGAACCATCTGGGCCAGTTGGGCCTTGAGGACCTGAAGGACCAGTGACACCAATAGGTCCTGTAGGTCCTACGGGGGCTGTAGTTGCTATTTCATTCCAAGCGCTACCATTGTAAAAATACAAAGACTCGTCTGTACTATCTACCCAAATATCTCCCACTTGGGCAAAACCAGGTTGAGTAGATTGATATTTTATAGTAGCTCTTCCAGCTTGCTCATAAGCTGCAGTACACAAAAATGAAACGCTTGATGTACTAGCAAGAACTCTAACTCTGTCTCCAGTTTCTAAGGCAAATCTAAATGTTTCAAAAGATTGTCCTATAGATATATTTAAATTATCTACAATATATCCTCTAGAACCTGCCACACCTATCTCATTTGCTGGCTCTATATATACAGTTACAATTGCATCTGTATTTCCTTTATTTGCTACGATGACTGATGCAACACAAACGACATCAGCGGTGCAAAGTAGAGTATCTGAATTAAGAGTAGGACTAAAACTACCTAAACGTTTTACTGGCATGGTTTTCCTTTCGTCCCTAGATTGCGCTTAGCGCCTTATGAATTATAGACCCTGTCATAACTGCATGTTTCTGACAAATGTATCTGTAACCTCCAGAAGCAGGTGTCATAGGGACATTCCAGTAAATTGTTCCAGATCCTTTAGCTTGAGCCTGTGCACCAACACTTACTTCTCCACTTACACTTATATGGGTTATTCCTGTTTCTATATTAACAAAACCAGACCCTGTGTCTTCTTGAATAAGAAATGGATGAGCTAACAAGCCTTGTAGTTTAAAAGCAATAGTGGTTCCACCTAAAACATAAACTGAAGGGTTATCACCAGAATAATGACTGCTTACTAAATAAGCACTAGCTCCATTATTAGTTACTTGAAGTTGTGCAATAGCTGGTTTAACTACATCTACAGTAACTCCAGCGCTTACAGCGTCGGTTAAATCGTTAAATTGAGTACTAGATTGTGGTCCAGTAGGTCCAGTAGGTCCTTCAGGTCCAGTAGGTCCTGTTACAGTACTAGCTGCACCAGTTGCACCTGTAGGTCCAGTATCTCCTGTTGCGCCAGTAGCTCCCGTTGGTCCTGTAGGGCCAGGAATAGTAGAAGGAGCACCTGTAGATCCTGTTGGACCTGTAGGACCAGCAATATTTCCTACATCATTCCAAGAAGTTCCGTCCCAGACATAAACTTTATTACTTTCTCCAGTAACAAAATAAGCGTGACCTACAGTTGCACCAGTTGGTAGTAGTCCTATAGTTGCAACACTTCCTTGAACTTGAAGAGTTGTTCCTTGTGGACCAGTTGCTCCAACTGGGCCAGGACCACCGCCAGGTCCAGTAGGACCTGTAGGTCCTTCAACTCCACCAATTCCAGCAGGACCAGTTGCTCCCGTAGGTCCTGTTGCACCAGTTGGTCCAGTAGGACCTCCAGAAGGTCCAGTTGGACCTGTAACACCTTGCGGGCCTGTTGGTCCTGTAGATCCTGTAGTTGGAGTAGCTCCAGTTCCAACAGTTTCCCAGCCATTTTCTGTTTTTACTTCAAGTGCGCCAAAACCATCATTTATTTCTGTATTAAATCTTACATAACCTACCTCTGCAGATCCTCGACGCTCTGCAGTAGTTCCTTTATCTAAATAAAGAGTATTGTTTAATCCTCTAATTTCTTTATTAGTAAAAGTTTGAACTATGTTTTCAATTAAACCTAGTTCTTCTTGGACCATACCGTTTAATGTGAAAGAAACTGTATTTGTATTAGATCTTACATATAAAGAATCTCCATCACTAACAGCAAATCTAAATGTCTCAAAAGAAGAACCTATTGGAAGAACTAGATTAAAAGCAATATAACCGTACTGGGTAGTTAGTACAGCATTAGATGGGACAATCCAAATACTTACTCTAGTTATTGGATTTGCAGTTACAGCTCTATTTGCGGCAACTACTGACACTAAATGTGCAGAGTTAAAGGTCGTTAAACTAGTGTCGGTGTTAGCCGCAGGATTAGAGATTGCAAGTCGTTGTATCGCCATTGTAATCTCCTATGCCTGAGCTTCAGCCCATGACATCTTTGCAGCTGTTAATGTATTAGATCCAGTTAACCTAGACACTGCAATTGTTAAAATGTCTGGTCCATCTGGGAAGATAGAGTCTCCACCAAGAATAGAGTTAGACAACTCAAACAATGTGCTAAGAGGAACTGTAGTTGTAGATTCTGTACCACCAGATCCACCAGACGCTCTAAAGTTGTAAACCTGAACTCCACCAGAAACAGTATCTTGAGCTGTGTGCTCAACTACTTGGGTAAGTGATGGAGAATCTACTGGGGCAAAGTTTAAGTTGTTTAGACGTGGATTCAAAAGAATCTTGACATCTACCAACTGATTAGTAGAAACAGAAACTTCTTGCAATCTAAGTTGCATTCGGTTAATAACGTCTCTATCTCCTAGCTTTCCAGTCAAACCTTCAGATACTGAAGGAGATAGACGTAGTGAGAGAAGAGGTTGGTAGTTAGGTCCAGAAGTATTATTTAATGATCCATCTGGATATAAGAAGTATGTATACTGAACGTTTCCTTGGGTTGTAAAGTTTAGAACTTCAGCTATAGCAATAGTTGTAGAAGCAATTGCAGTAACTGTTTGAGTTCCACTAACGTTAAATGTAAAACTAGTTGGGCTTGTTACAGACACTGGACCAACATAATCTGGAATATTGGCTACACCAGATGCATAAACACCGACGTTATTATTTCCAGTGTTAGGTATGTTGTGGTTATTTGTAGTAGTTACAGTAACTGTGCTGCCAGATCTAGCAACAGTGATGGCTTGAGTGGCTCCCAAGCTAATAGTTGCAGTGAGAGGAGTTAAATGTATTAGGTTTGCAGAGTTAACAAAAGCTCTATACTTAACATTATTTGTTAAGTTTGCAAAAGAGTTAGATCCAATAACTTGAGTTGCTGGATTTAAAGTATTTACTCCTGGAAGACCGTTTGTTGCTACAGAAGTAAACTGTAGTATGTCTCCAGTTGCAAAACCGTGACTCTGAACCGTAAACAAATCTGTTGATAAATTGATACCGCCAGATGCGAATGACTTTGCTGTTGTTCCAGGAACACCGAGAGTCTGGCTACCTGCAGTAAAGAGGTAAGCATTATCGTCATCAAAACGACCATCCATCATAACCGAAGTACCCCAGTGGAAGAGGTATGGAATGTATGTAGGGTTTAGATTAGTGACAACTTCATATCTAGCTGGCAAGTTACCAGAACGGAAATATGACTCGAATAAATTATTGTTGTGGACAAATTCGTGAACATATTGAACTTGACCTTCTACCGTCTTAAATCCAAAGCGGATCTTTCCAGCTCCGTACCATGAGTAGTCTATGTAGCTCATCTGGATACGGCTAAGGTCAAGGTTATATCCTGTAGGTCCAGAACCATCGCAGACATCTAGAGACCAGCTGGATTGAGGAATTTTTGTATCAACTGTCTTAGTTACGATAATACCTGACTTAGCAGGAGTAAACGAGTGGATAGTAGTAGTTCCTGTCGTAGATAAATCAACGACGCTAACAGAGTCTGGAGATGCTTTTAGTTTAAAGGAGTTGTTATCTATAAGATCTACATAGTATGTACGACCATTGATAAGACCACCGATAACTTCACCATCAATAGAGTTATATACAACTGGAAGTAGGTTACTAAATCCGTGTCCAATGATTGCAAATACGTTTGTTGTAGTATTTACTACAGCTTGAGGATTAAACTCTTTTTCTGTTCCAGAAGCTCCTTTATACTCTGGTCTAACAGACATTCTTGTGTCAGATTCAATTTCAGTAATTCTATAGCTTTGACCTCTCATAACTACAAAATCACCTACATCTAGCTGAGCTTGGAAGCTAGTATTTGTTCCAAATATAAGTTCGCTACCCTGAAGAGCAGCTACGGTTCCAGCAATCTGCTGAGTTGAAGAACGACGAACACAGTAGATATCTGTTCCATCAAACTCGAAGAACATACCGTTCTGGAAATCGAACATACCAGAACGTACAGCTCCGTTAGTCCATTCACGAACATAGAATTGAGGGAATCCAAATGCTCTAGTTTCTGGAATAGGTTGCCCAGCTGGGAATCTAAAGGTTGTTAAATCTACTACTGTTACTTGGAAATCTCCATTATAGACTGTGCTTACGTTTCCAAATGAATCTAAAGCCTGAGCAATTCTCACAAACAGACCTGACACCAAACCATGAGGTCTGCGTGTCTTAGCTTCTATAGTTGTAGTTGAGAACTTAGTTAAGCTTTCAATATCGATAGATGGTTGGAAGTTAATACCGCAAGAAGTCTGTAGACCCTTACCTGACTGGTAACGGAAGTACTTACGAGTCTGACGGATAATCTGTCCATACGATGTTTTTGCACCGACAGACATTTCTACACCACCGTCGAATGGACGGTGTAGAGAATACCCTTGAGGGCGTACATATACGAATGTTGGGTATGAATATGAAATACCGTTGTATGCAGAAGCATAAGGACGGTCTACAGTAATCTGGGTATCAGAACCGATAGCAGCAATTCTTCGAATAATTGGTCCTACTGGAACTGTTCTTGTTAATGTAAATAAAGATCCAGTTCCTTGAGTACTGAAATCTACAGCATTAGTATTGTTTGTTGCATCTGCGGCAGAATTGTGCAAAGTAATTTCTGTACCAGATACAGCTCTTACAAAGTAGTAGTAGCCATCTACAAGTGGGCTAGGAGCCACTCCACCGCCAGCAGAGAATTTAACAGAATCCCCAGTGCTATATGTATGAGCTTTTGTTACTCTATTGGTTATAACATTTACATCACCTGAAGCAAAAGTTATAGAGTTTGTAGTGTTCGGTGGGAAAATACGGAATCTATCTCCTACCTTAAGAATCTTTGAAAATGCAGTACCTGTTCCATTTACAAGAACAGATCCAGATGCAATGCTGATAGATCCAGAACCAGTAATGTTACCGTTTATCTGACTTGAAATAAACTTATGAGCAACACCTGTTCCATAATCTGTTACAGACAAAGTAATACCTGCTGCAGCATTTTCTGCAGTTGTAGCTAATTTTATGTAGTCTCTGTTTATGGCAACCACATAATAAGTATTTTGATCAACGAGACCGCTGATATCTGTAGCAGCATCTCCTTGCTGATACTCAATAGCTGTTCCTGTAGAGAAACCGTGAGAAGGTATTAAAAATGTGCTTAGATTTAGATCTACAGCTGCTCTTGGGTTATACGTTTTTGTAATAATAGGAACGTTTCCTGCTGCTTCGGCTGTAAAACTATCTGGACTAGGTACTGACTCAACAACATAAATTCCGTCTGGAGTTTTTGTGAGAGATTGAAGAGTATGTCTTCCAACTCCAGCTGGGCTTTCTAAAATATTAACTGCTGTTCCAGCATTAGCATTTTCAGGAGTTGTTGCTAATTTAATGTTATCTCCGTCAATGAAAATTACATAATAAGGAGTTCCTGAAGTAAGACCATTTACTACAGTTTGACCTCTAGAGTCGTACTGAACCAACTCTCCTTGTAAAAATCCGTGATTAGGAAGAGTTAATGTATCACTTGCAAAGTCTAGAGATGTAATAACTAGAGAATGTGTTCCTACACCTGGTCCAGTTATGTTTGCAGATGTAGTAAGAGCTTTAGTAGTAGCAAGTTTTACAATGCTGTTATCTACTTTTATAATGTAGTAAAGAGTTCCACTAGTTAAACCTGGAACGGAAGTTCCGCCATTATTCTGATATCTAACTGCCTGACCTGAAACAAGACCGTGGTTAGGTATGTAAAGAGTGTCCTCGATATCATTAACTGTTAAGAAGATAAAGCTGTGAGCTGTACCAGTTCCAGCAGAAGTAAAGTTAATAAATGTAGGAGAGTTCAATGAAGACTTTAGTCTTATCTGATTTGCATCTACAACTTCAGCTACATAATAAGTAACCTGATCTTGAAGTGGAACTATAGGAGATCCTCCACCAGTATCGTACTTAAGAGGCTGATCTACTAAGAAACCATGGTTGTTTATTGTTAAAGTGTCAGTTGAAGTATTTACAATAACTCTACTCAAGAAAGAAGAAGTTATTGTATCTCTTCTTGCTGGAATTGTAAGATTTATTGTTGTAAAAGTAGGTGCAGGAGTTGAGCTTAGTCTATATGTATAGTCATTGACTTTATTTACATAATAAACTGTTGCATTTTGTACCCCAGAAGGTGCTCCTTGTTGGAATGTAAATACAACGGCTTCTCCGTTAGATAAAGTATGCGGAACAGCGCTATGAATAAGATCATTTTGAGAATCAAAGTTAATTGGGACTAAAGCGTGATATGAATTTCCAGCTGGAGCTATATTAATACGATTTGTATCGGCATTAGCATCGACAGCAGTTGGGTATAGTCTGTTTCCAGTAGTAAATGAAGAAACTAGAGATACTCCTACGCTTCCATCACCTGTATTGTAAGCATTTAAGTTTGTAATTGCAGAACCGTTAAATGTTCCAGCTCCATCAAAAAGACCAGTTGAAGTTGCAACGTTTGTAGCTGAGTTAATTATGAAAGATCCACCACCACCACCAGCATGGTTTAGAGTTGTAGTTCTTGATCCACCGCCTCCAGAGTATCCACCCGCACCAGCTGCTTGACCTAAATCGTTTGCATCTGGTTGTCCTCCACCACCAAAACCACCGTAACCGCCTCGTCTAGTATTTAAAGGCATAGTTAGACCGTCTAGGAAAGATCCTCCACCGCTCTGCTTCTGTGACGTAACAAATGGTAAACCGCTGTTTTCACCTCTTGAGTTAAAGCCACCACCAGCAGCAGAATAACCGCTAGGGCTAGAAGCTCTACCACCAAAACCTGGAGTAGTTCCAGCAGCTAAAGTTCCGTTAGTAGAAGTACCTCCGAGCTGCGTTAAAACACCATCTCTACCAGTTCCAGAACTAGGTTCACCTGTACCGCCTCCAGCAATAAACAAAGGCTGGTTTCCAGTTTTGCGTACTACGAAAGTACCTCCACCAGAACCGCCATATAAAGTAGTTCCACCTGTTGGGGCTTCACCTACTTGTCCTACAGCAATAGTGATAACTTCACCTTTTGTAAGAGAGACTCTTCCTTTTACAGTTGCTCCTCTACCTACAGACCCAGCACCAGTTCCATTCCAACCTGAAGCTCCACTTACTGTAAATTCATATACACCAGAAACTGGAACTGTCCAGTCTTGGTATCCCTGAAAAGCTCCTAGATTTAAATAAGAACTAGCCCATCCAGTTGCAGCATAAGCATTTCTCATTTGAGTTAGAGTTGGCCCTACTCTTCCAGTAACGCCGCAGCTAGTAAAAGTATGTGCTGAGAAACTATATAAAGACTGTTGACCTACGAAATCTGAAATGGATACGTTTTTTAAGAAATAAGTATCTCCACTTGTAAGACCTGTTAGAGGAGTACCTGTTGTGTAATATTTAACAGCTTGGTTAGATGAAGTAGAAGCGTCTATGTTTAATCTTCCATCATAAACAATAGGAGAGTTAAATTTAATAGCTCCAGCGGCATAACCAGTTATGTTTGTAAGAGATCCACCTGAAGTACTACTAAAAGTTAATTTTTTAGGTTCTGTTGTGGCTACATACAAAAGACCACCGCTGGTGTATCCAGATATAGAACCTACACCGTCTGTGTAGATAAAAGTAGTAGCGTTGTTAAAGGCAGAAGGAATTACATCTTGTCCAGTGTTCTTAAAATAGATGAAGTTATCGTCTACGTTAACATTTGTTTTTCTGAAGGTGTGTGTACCTGCTCCACCTACTGAAGTTATATTTACTGGCATGTTTTCCTCAGATCCTCGTAATGATTACTTGGCCGTTACCGTTGTTTGAATCGCCAAAATTCAACTGGTTTGATCCATTGTTAATAGATCCTCCACCGCCACCAGACTGGTTAGATGACCACTGACCACCTGCACCGCCTGAATAACCTCCACCGCCACCAGCAGCTA